CGACGATTGATTATTGCTCAATACTCCTCGTGTATCCGCAAAATATTTATTACGAATTGCAAATGCTGCATCCAAAAACTCGACATTCATATAAAGAGATTTACAAACTTCTAGACCATATATTCTAGGTCCAGAGCCAGTTTGCAACTTTCTATCATATACTAAACACTCATTCTCGGGGTCATACGATACGGCCAAATGCTTTAATGATAACGAATCCATATTCTTAATTTCATCGTAATCCACTATTTCGTGAAAATGTGTAGCAAATACAAAAGAGGTTTCATTTTTATGTAAATGCTGCAGACCAGCTATAAAAATACTCAATGCTGATTCGGTTTCGGTTCCTGAACATAATTCATCTCCTAGAACAAGGCTATTTTCATTCGATAAGTTAAGAATTGTTCTTAATTCGCTCATTTCTACAGCAAACGTAGATAGACCCTTGAATAAATTATCATTCCCCAAAATACGAGAAAAAATAGCGGTATAAGGTTTATAACGATAGTTCGTGCAAGGAACAAACATACCACATTGTGCCATAATTACAGATATTCCTAATGCGCGAATTAGACTTGTCTTTCCTACCGCATTTGTGCCATATAATAATATACCATCATTCTTATTTACACCTAACTGTATATCATTTTCCACATATAATTCGGTATCTTGTATTTGTTCGATTAAACAGTGTCGTAGCCCTTTTGCATCTACATATGATTTTACTTGATTATCATCTATTTCTGGTCTAACATATTTATATTCTTTTGCACAATATGCTTTAGACAAAATCACATCGAATATCGATAATATTTTCGACGTATTTTCGATATCTTGAAAAATAGTTGATTCCATATCATTCAATATAGATACATAGGTTTCAGATATAACATCATTCAGCTGGTTTTTACATACTAAAATAGAACGACAAATAGCGTGAACATCATTATTTTGTTCTGTTAGTCGAAAATTAATATCAACACTGTTTGCAGCCGACTTAATAAACTTAATATCTTTTACATAAATAGTATGCTCTATGTCATTATGTATGATTTTGAAACTTGCAGTTGAATTAGTTTTACTAATATTTTTTAAAATTTCCGATCGTTTTGTAGTCATTTGTAAAGATAATCCTGATTTTTCGGTTTCATGTATTTTTATATAATCTACCGACGAACTTTCCCAATTACGGATGTATTTATTTAATCCGTGTTGAACGGTCGTTAATAATGTCAATAAATTATTATACTTATCATAAAGAATATCCAATTCGTTATTTATCCCTTTCTTTATAATATTTACTGGAAATATAGACATACTATTTAAAGACTTGCATCCAGCTATAATAAAATGCTTATTAAGATATTTTCGAATAGATAATACATAATTCTTTATTATTTTATCGCCGTCGGTAATTGTACCAGCAATATAATTATACAAAAATGGTTTGGGTTCAATCTCTTCCATCAACTTATTTAATACGTTTACTGTTTCGTATAAATTATAAATAGAAGATGGATACAATACTTTCAACAATAACTGTCGTAAAATTTTGTCGAGGTCCTTGATATTATGCAACTCTTTTCGCCAGTTTGCAATAGCAGTATATTTACAATTTTTCAAAATGCTATCAATGGTTTCGTATTCGGTATTTAACCATTTCACATTTACAGTTGGATGTGTAATCTGGTATTGAAACATACGTTTTCCCATAGGAGTGCAGCATTTGTTCAAAAATGACATAACAGACGATTTTTTTCCATTCATTTGACTATCGAAAGAGTTATCCGATATGATATTAAGTTGGCTCAATGTATGATTTGCCAAAATTATATTATCAGAAACATTATTGAAAGATGGCAACTTCAACTTCTTCACTATATCTGGGTTGTGCTCTTGAATGAAATGTAATAAATAGCACAATGATTGGGTAGCCATAACATATTGTGTAAAATCACTATATGTATCAAATGCGTCTTCATTATAAACACGACTAATTATCTCCTTCATATATTTTTGGTTCTTACATCTGTCGCATTTAGTCGCGGTAGATTCAATCATATGAATATTTTCGGTCTGGATACCTGCATAATTCACCATTTTAGATATATCAGTTTTAGCAAAATCGTGTATAATAATCACTTCACTCGGATTATACGTGGACACAAACCGTTCTAATTCATCGAACGTAGTGATATTCATATAGAAAGTAATTTCATTTTGAAATGTATATACTTCACCTGTAAATATATTTATTACACTTGCACCACACACCAATATTTGTTTTTTTTTTATATTTTTATTCGCATAAGGATTAAATGATTCTAACCATATACACATTATATTATTTGACAATCTTGCATTGCTATCAGTATCGCAAGAAATATAAGTTCCTGGTGAATAAACATGGTCAAGCTTTCGAATCACAGTTTTCCCTTGCTTTTCTTGAACAAATACAGCAACCGTATATCCTGCATCAGTCAACTTCGATAAATACTTATCAACCATAAAATCACGAAACCCTGCCATTAAAATGGTCTTCTTTTTTTTATCAACCGGGTCTGTGAATTCAAACGTTGTTTTTTCAGATACATTCAATCCGCAAATAACCGAAAAATCAGCTATAGAACTACCGCTTATATTATTATCGGCATCTTTCATACCATAAACTTCGAAAAATGCTCCTACCTGCAATAAAACAATACTCTTCATTCCATATTCATTAAGATAGGTTTGTGCGTGTTTAAAATATTCGTGATGAATCGTTTCTTCCATGGTTCGTTGTCAATATATACTAATATAATAGATGGTATATATTTAAATATATTTGTATATATAATAAAATTGATAAAGCTAAACGATAATGAACACGGAACATACTACTAATCAAAATATTAATCAACGTAAAATGAGAGAGACCAGTGAATATGGACACGGGTATGGACAATATTGCATATTAGACGACTATACTCATAGCTATGTTATTCAAAAAAAACAACCAATATATCAATTATATACCATAACTGAAGAACACACATATAACATTGATTCAGACGAAGATGACATTCAAAAATACATATATAAAAACAAGGATTCGTTCATACTCAACATAACCAGATATGTAGTTGCGACTATTGTTTCTATATGCACTATATTATGTGTCATTTTGTTCAAATCATAATTTGTCATTATTATTTATAAAATTATACATTAATGTTTCAGAATTATGATTTTGAACCTCACCACATATCAAAAGAGCTGCTTCATACATTTGTCGTAATACATCATTCGGGGTAATTGTTCCTATTTTAATAAATCCGTGTTTCATCAAATATTTACGAACATCTTGCAAAGGAACTTGTTGTAAAAGTTGTTTTTTTGTTGTAATAGTATTACGAATCGTTTTATTTGATATTAAAACTGAAATTAACGGTTTTGTTTTGGATTTTCCAGTTTTATATGTGCGACGAATAATTTTCTTATGGAATCGTTTTCGTTTCTTCTTTTTCATATTCTCAAGTTTCTTTTGTTGATTCATAATATTCCCTTTTATGAATGTGCTAGAACCACCGTAGTTATCCATTAATTCTCGCGGAATAATAGCTGAATCAGCTGCATCGTCAGTCTTTCTAGTTTTATTCATATAATCGCGGAATGTAGGCAAACTTCCATTTTTTAAACAACCATATTTGGGCATAGATACTTTCGTTGAGTTTATATGCATCGGTGGGGATTCTGTAGTTGCATTCGGATAATTAATATTTATTTCCGGCATATCTGGAATTTTATAATCAATTGTAGGCGAATGTGCCACTGGGGGATGTTTTAATGTATGATTTAGGTTGTTTTTAGTAGGCATTGTCATATTATCAAAAAAATTCTTAGCATCATCAAAATCTGTGGGTTTCACACGAGATTGCGTAGGTCTCTTTGCATAAGTAGTAATTTGTTGTTTGTTTTGCTCACTTTGTTGGTCTCTTATCATTTTCAACACGCTCCGTTTTCGCAAAGTATCTGTTTTACTTTTAGCCGGGCTAGCCTGTTTCATTTTAATTTTACCAGACGACTGCATATCCCCCTTCTTCGTTTTTTTTGTTGTATTTGAAAACGAAAATGATTGAGGATTAATCGTAATTATTTTTTTTTCACTCATTCTGTAAATATATAATTAAAAGATTGTATATTTACCCGTTAGGAAAAAGATTATTATTATAAACGAATAAATTAAACATAAATACCGTATAAATGTGATCTATCTTCCTTTTTCGGTCTATTTGACATAAACGTGTCAAACCCTTTTTCTAAGTCATTCATTGTAATTTTTTTCCGCAATTCTTTATCTTTACCATATACACGCCGACTATGAGATATTTTAGTGTAAGTAAATAATTGCTCCATATCTCGACCATAGCTAGTAAATTGCTTATAGTTTTGTTTGAACCACTCGTCTCGCAATTCTTCGCAATCCCACCCGTTTATTCTTACTTGTCGTTCATATATAGATTTCAGTTCTATAGCGTTATATGGTTCAAATGTAAACTTCCATACAAATCGTGATTTCAAACCACGATTCATTCTAAAAAATGTCTCATTTAACTCTTCTTCATATCCGGCAATTATTACCATCAAATCGTCTTTGTGATTACTCAATGCTTCGCATAAGGTATCTAAACATTCTTTTGAAAAACTATCTTCTTTTTCACTACTTGCTAAAGAATAAGCCTCATCAATAAACAATACCCCGCCTTTTGCGTCGTCGATCAGTTTTGCAGTCTTAATAGCTGTTTGTCCCAAATAACCAGCTATTAAATCTTGACGAGTTGCCTTTATAAACGTGTTCTCTTTTAATATACCTATCTTTGAATACATCTTGCCAATGATCTTTGCTATTTCTGTTTTACCTGTCCCAGGAGGACCATATAAGACCGTATGTCTATAATCACTTCCATTTTTTGATAAATGTAAATTCTGCAAAAAATACAACAATTGATCTAGAACACTTTTTTTTAACGATTCGATACCAATAAATGCATCTAACAATATTAATTCTTCTTTTATTTTCACTATCTGTTGTAGGTCAATATTGTATTCGGTATCATCTTTATACTCATATTTATCAATAATTTTTAATAAATCAGATATACTTTCAACTGTATCATCCACCACAATTTTATGTATCTTTTCCGTTTTGTTTTCCGTTTTGTTTTCCGGAGATTTCAAAGATATATTGTTCGGTTCAATCTTGACAAAATTATCCAAAAACGAGAGTTGATCGCACGTGGTTGGGCAATTATCGAAAAAATTGGGTCCAATTGCCGGTAATAATGAATCTGTTTCAATAGTTTCGTTATATGTTTGTTCGAATGTTTCATCTATATCTCGCAACAACCGTTTTTTATACTTTTTCTGACCATTTTTATCAAAAGTATCTAAATAATTTACGAAATTTTTGGTGGTGTTTATCATATTATTACTAGTGTATAGTATTATGTTTTTGTATAATTTTATAAATATATGTTATCATAAAATTGATTATATATAAGTGAGGATTGTTATTCAATATACAAGCAAATATGCAAAAAATGGAAGCTTTCTCTAATAATTCGGTATCGGTTAAATCCCTGACTAAAGTCCCTCGCAAAAGGAAATTAGTTATAAAGGATAATGATACCACCAAAATATTAAAGGAAGTTGTAAAAGCAGAAGAAGATATGAAAAATTATGTAGATAAACTGCACAAAAATGTTTCACCAAATGAGGTATTATTACTCGATCATCTAGACAACCAGACCGAAGACCCATATACTATTATCGAATCGTATTTTGAAGGCAAGTATTTGGAAAGATTGGTAAGACACCAGATCGAATCGTATAATCATTTCATCAATTACCAAATTCAACGAACAATCAAAATGTTTAATCCTGTGCGTATTCATTCTGAAAATGATTTCATTCCTGAAAAAAAACAATACCTCCTCGAGATTCTAATCTCGTTTGATAATTTCAAACTTTATCCTCCACAAATACACGAAAACAACGGTGCTACGAAAACTATGTTTCCGCAAGAAGCTAAGCTTAGAAACTTTACATACGCATCTACTATGTCCGTCGACATTAAAATCGATTATGTCGTTCGCAACACTGAGAATATGGATACTCCCAAAATTATTTCAAAAACATTGAACAAAATTAATATTGGTAAAATGCCGATTATGTTGAAGTCGTCGATTTGTGTATTGAACCAACACGACATTTTGAATAACAATACGAAAGGCGAATGCAGTATGGATTCCGGCGGATATTTTATCATCAAGGGGTCTGAAAAAACGGTTCTTGGACAAGAAAGGGCGGCCGAGAATAAGATTTATTGTTTTGATGGTAAAAATACCACCAAGTGGGACTGGTCTGCGGAAATCAAGTCAGTCCCGGATTACAAGTGCATCTCGCCTAAACAAGTCGAAATGTTGATTTCTAGTAAAAATAATGGGTTTGGTAAAGGTATGTATGTAAATATACCTAGAATCAAGCAACCAATTGAACTGTTCATATTGTTTCGTGCATTAGGTGTCATTCCCGATAAAGATATTTGTAAACATGTCGTATTAGACATTCAAAATCAAAATGATGAACCCATATTGAATGCCCTTCAAGCGTCTATTCTCGATGCAAATGAATATGCTACACAGGACTCGGCAATTGATTATATTACCAACTATGCTGCATATAATCCTATTAATATGGACAAAGAAACCGGGAACCGGAAAAAGAGGGAATTTACAATCGAGATTCTTAAAAATGATCTATTTCCTCACTGCAGAACACCAAAACAAAAACTTTACTTCCTTGGATATATGGCGAATAAGTTGATCCGGACCAGTCTTGGATGGACACCAGTCGACGATAGAGACTCTTACTTAAACAAGCGAATTGAACTTACCGGCACATTGTTAAACAACCTTTTCAGAAACTATTTCAATAAGTTGGTAAAAGAAATGCAGAAACAAATTGTTCGTGAAATCAATAATGGGTCTTGGCGAACTGTGCAAGATTATGAAAGTATTGTAAATATGACAAATATATATAAAATTATGAAATCCACCACGATTGAAAATGGTATCAACCGTGCATTATCTACCGGTGATTTCAGTATAAAACAATCCAACTCCAGTAAGGTGGGAGTTGCACAAGTATTAAATCGTCTTACCTATGTGTCTAGTCTTAGTCATCTCAGAAGAATTAATACTCCTCTAGAAAAAAGCGGCGAACTTATTGCTCCCAGAAAATTACACAATACTACCTGGGGATTCTTATGCCCCGCTGAAACTCCAGAAGGGCAGTCTATTGGAATTGTCAAAAATATCAGCTATCTCGCTCATCTTACTATCCCGACCAATAGCGACCCTCTTTATGACTACATTCTTCCTCATATCAAAACCCTCGACGATTGCATCGACCCGGTTGATATTAGTAATAAAGTGAAAGTTTTCATTAACGGTTCTTGGCAAGGCATTACTGATACCCCCGATGAATTATACAATCAACTTAAAGAACAAAAATACAAAGGTATTATTAATATATATACCTCCATCACTTTTAATTATAAAACATTGGAAATTCGCGTTTGTAATGACGGTGGTCGTCTCACTCGTCCAGTTCTGCGAATCCGCGATAACAAAGCCCTTATTACGAATGATATTATCAAGCGACTTGGAAACAAAGAACTGAAATGGAATGACCTTCTTACCAACTGTGTTCTAGATGAATCTGTGATTGAATATATTGACCCCGATGAACAAAATTTATCGATGATTGCTATGAAATGCAAAGAAAGCTATCTACAGTCTAATCATTATTCTTTCAATTATACTCATTGTGAAATTCATCCTAGCACTATTTTCGGGGTATTGGCGTCTTGTGTTCCATTTCCAGACCATAATCAAGCTCCTAGAAACACTTATCAGTGTGCTATGGGCAAACAAGCTATGGGCGTCTATGCAACTAACTATGACCAACGTATGGACAAAACTGCTTATGTATTGAATTACCCGAGCCGACCTCTTGTTGATACCCGCGTGATGAACTTCCTCCATCTTAATAACATCCCTTCGGGAACACAGATTCACGTTGCAATTATGACGCATACTGGCTATAACCAAGAAGATAGTGTCCTTATCAATCAGGGGGCAATTGACCGTGGGTTGTTCTTGGCTACCATTTATCATACTGAAAAAGATGAGGACAAGAACATCATTCGCGATGAAATCATCAGATGCAAGCCCGACCCCGCTAAAACGAAGGGCATCAAATTCGGCAATTACGAAAAGCTGAATAGCGACGGCTTTATTCCCGAAAATACACTGGTGGAAAATAGAGATGTAATTATTGCAAAAACTGTGCCTATCAAAGAAAATAGAAACGACCCCACAAAAACAATTAAATACGAAGACCAGAGCAAAACTTTCAGGACGAATGAAGAAACCTATGTCGATAAGAATTATACCGGCAGAAATGGCGACGGATATAATTTCGCCAAAGTTCGGATTCGTGCTCTGAGAAAACCTACTTTTGGTGATAAGTTCAGTTCTAGACACGGACAAAAGGGCACTGTGGGCAATGTTATCCCAGAATGTGATATGCCTTTTACTAAGGACGGTCTAACACCCGATATTATTATCAATCCTCACGCGATTCCTTCTCGTATGACTATTGGGCAGTTGAAAGAAACTCTTCTCGGTAAGGTCATACTAGAACTTGGGATGTTTGGCGACGGAACTAGCTTCGGCAATCTTGATGTTAAAACGATTGCACAAGAATTGCTAAAAATCGGATATGAAAGTTATGGAAATGAAATATTATATAATGGTCTCACCGGCGAACAGTTGGAAACATCCACTTTCATTGGCCCGGTATTTTACCAAAGATTGAAGCATATGGTTGCAGACAAACAGCATAGTCGTTCTATCGGGCCTATGGTGAATCTCACTAGACAACCTGCTGAAGGTAGAAGTAGAGATGGTGGTTTTAGAATTGGTGAGATGGAGAGAGATGTAATGATCGCTCACGGTATCACTCGGTTCTGTAAGGAGAGAATGTTCGATGTTTCTGATAAATATTCGACATATGTGTGTAAAAAATGCGGCATCATCGCAGCCTATAATGACGGCACGAAAAATAAAATGTATACTAAATCTGACTTCACTACCTATCACTGTAGGACTTGTGATAATACTACTAACTTCGCAAGGGTAGAAATACCTTATGCATACAAGCTTATGTCGCAGGAGCTACAAACCATTAACGTGGTGCCTCGACTTATCACGGCTGATTAATTGTTATAATTGTATAATAAAGTTATTATCATACAATTTTTTATTTCTTTGTTGTTCTCTTCGACTTCTTCTTTTGTTTGCGTGTCTTACGCTTTGTTTTCTTTGACTTCTTTGTTTTCTTACCACCACTAGTTTCGTTATCATCGTTATCATCGCTGTCGCTCTCGTCGAACAATTTCTTTCCAGATAAATTCAAAGGGTGGTGGGGGGGTGATTTTGATGATGATGATGAATAATAGTTAAAACACAAAAATAAAAAGAAACTATTGTTTTTTTACAATAATCTCACAATATGTCGAAAATTGATTTACCAAACCCACAAGTACCTATATCATACTAAAACTAAAACTAAAATGACAACAATGTTAAATAGAGGAACCCACTTTATGAAGTTATGTGAATGGATTCCGTTTGATAAAGTGGATTGGGATTTATTG